ACATGAAGGAAAAAACAGATGAAAACGTTCAAAAATGGTCCATTGGCCGATTGGAAACAGATAGAAGCGGGTCAAATGATCCCGTTTTTATCGAGCAAATCACGGCGCGTAAAATTTCAGATTGTAGCGAACAGTCCTATAGAGATATGGGCTGGTACAGACGACCAGTTATCAGATGGGGTTCTGATTGGAGCATCAAGCGACAAGGCTCAAGTTGAATATACGTGCGTAGGTAATTCATATGTTATGGTAAAAGCTGAGAAAAAATCAGCGGTATATATCAATGCACCTGACATCGATCAAACGGTGGAAGAAAGTGAAAAGCCAAGTTTCACAAGCATTGAGCCACGCGTTAGAAATAATACAGACGTGGACCGTATGATGCAGTTGTTGAAATACAACCAGCAACAAAACGAAGCAATGTTGGCCAAAGAACGCGAAAATATGCGCGCAGAGATGGCAAAACGCTTCGCTGATCAGCCAAAAGCGGAAACGGTAACAGAAGAGGCATCAGCAGATGATTCAGGAGCTGAGACCACTTCTTAGGTTCTTGAGGTTGGTGCGGGTTTTAGACCGCATCAACCGCAATAAAAATTCTAAGGATGAATTTGTAAGTAAAGACCACGTTGAAGCAGCAAGAACTCTTGCAACTACGAAATACAAATCAGTAACAAAAGCATATGATTTTGATGGTGTACATCCAGATATTATTGAATTCTGGAAAGCCATGGATAAGCATTGCAAAAAACGCAACATACCATTGTGGGCGTTTGAATTTGTACGTTCGAAGAAGCGTCAAGACGCATTGCAAGCAAAAGGTAGATCTAAAGCAAGGGGTGGGCAAAGTCCACACCAATATGGAATGGCTGTGGATATAGTTCACGCGTCAAGAGCTTGGAATCTAACCAAAAAAGAGTGGGATGTACTTGGCAGTATTGGCAAGGAAATCGCACGTAAAAGAAATTTGAAAATGGAATGGGGCGGAGATTGGAAATTTTACGACCCTGCACATTGGCAAATAAAAAACTGGCGAGACCTACTGGACTAGCCATAGCCGTCCCCGAAACGGAAACTCCATATATTGGAGTTTCGGGGGCGGCGGCATTAACTCCCTCTCCTCTTGTTGGGATATGCATTTAGTGACACGCACGAAGGGTAAATAACATGAAATGTAAAGAATGCGGCGCAGACCATTCGAAAGAATTATGTTGTAAAGGTTGTTGTTTAGGGCTCGATCTTCATTTGTTGAAATCGGAAAATGAAGAGTTGAAAGAAGCAATTAAAGAATTGTCTTATAAGTTAGCCCGTAAATAATATGTGTATCGCAACTAATAAATTAGATGATGGTACCGAAGTTGCGTGTCGCGAATGCTGGCAATGCAGAAAGCGCCGTGTAGACGATCTAGTAGGCCGCTGCATTGCCGAAAGTAGGTTTTCAAAAAAAACATACGCAATAACGTTAACATACGCACAAGATGCGGGCGTTAACGCAGTGACATTGGTTTACAAAGACGTTCAGGATTTTCTTAAAAGACTGCGTAAAAAGTATAAATGTCGCTATATAGTAGCTGGCGAATACGGCAGCGCAAAGGGAAGAGCACATTGGCATATAATTATCTTTTTTAAAGATAAAGCGCCAAATGTGGAGGAGCAAAAGCGGGTTCATTGGAAATTTTGGCCCCATGGGTTCAGTTATTTTCAACAACCCGATTGGAAAGGTTTTGAATACGCGTTGAAATACGTGTTGAAAAACCAAGACTCGCGGAGTGCGGACGCACATTTAGCGATGTCGAAAAAGCCCCCGCTAGGCGCGGAATATTTTAATTGGTTAGCAGATGAGCATGTACGCCAAGGATTGGCGCCGCAATCGTATTTCTACAAATTTGGAGACATACGCGATTATAAAAACCGCGATAAAAGTTTTATGATGACAGGCAGAACCAAGGAGAAATTTATGGAGAGATTTCTAGAAAGGTGGCTGGATAAATACGACACAGACCCACGGTCTGAGATCGTAGACCAGTATATAGACGACGTAACTGAGTTAGAGTTTACGGACGAAGAGTTAATGGCGCGTCTGCATTATAAACCAGTCAAATACATTCAGCCGTGGGAAAGCTACGGCGATGGAAAGTTTGACACATATATTCAGCACGAGATGGAATACGAAGGAATTCCAATAATTGTGTGGGAATATGAAGACGAATTTCACATAATAACGGAACATGATCAATGGCACGAAAAAAGAGAAGTAGTAATCGAAAAAATACAAAAACGGTCAAAAAAAATACGGTCGCGCAAGTTGACCGAAATATTGCGGGAAGAGTGGGAAGATTAAAAGCGCAGCGGCAAGCAAAAGTTTGGGGGGTAACCAACAATACTTTAGTGATCGAGCCATTTAGGGCGCAAGCCCCGATCGCAAACCGAACACCCCCTGAACAGGGAATAGCGAAGCGTAAAAAGCCCATTACAAAATGGTCAGATAAGAATCTGCGCTTAAGGTGTAAGGACAGACCGAAAGATAACAAGCCGTCAGGCGGATCTGGAGGTAAAAGAGAATTTGTACCGTGGTGTTAATTATTACAACTAAAAAGTGAAATACGTAAAAAAAGCAGTTGACATACAAAACAAAGTATGAATCTACTGCATGTAGTTAAAACGAAGTAAAAAGACCGCTAGAGAGTGTAGTCATATTATATATTATGCGACATTATCAACGTGCGGTTGAAGGGATGACAATTGTATAAAATATTAGTGGCAGAGATAGTCAAGCCTATCATCCGTCGTGCAGGTACTGCGATGGGTGCGACTTTAGTTGGAATGGGCGTGGCATCTGAGCAGGCGTTAGAGATTCAAACGGCGGCGATATCCCTCCTTCTTGTTTTAGCTGATCTGATTTTAAGCAGCTTAGAGAGGAAAGTTAGAGATGAATAAAACAATCGTAAATATGGCGCATGGCGCAATCATGGGAGTGATTATTTCGATCGCTCTATTTGGTCCAATTTTATTGGAGTGGGTGTAAATGATAGGTTGGTTGAATGAACAAAGAAAAAAGTTCAACAAAGCAACAGGAGGCGGGATCGATTTTGTGGGCAATATCGGCCCCCTCGCCCAAGTTGGCAGCGCTTTAATAGGCGCAACAGCCGCTGGTAAAGCGGCAAAAGCAAGTCAAAGAGGTACAGATTTAAAAAAGCTGCGCGCGGAAGCGGAAGCAGCTGGGTTTAATCCTTTAACAGTGTTGCGAGCAACAGGTGGACAAGGATTTAACAAAGGATCAAGCGGAGCGTTGGCAAGTGCTTCATTTTGGAGCAGTTTTGCTAATAGCGCAGGACAGATTGCAGGGCAATTTGATCCGCATAAGAGGGAAATGCAGCGGCTTGATAGAGATATAGCTGGTGCAACGTTTGATGGAATGATGATCGATCAAGGAATAGCAATTGATCGTGATTTGCGAGATGCACAACGTTTGGAGTTGGATAAACAGCGTTTAAAATTGGATATGATGCAAGCGGGCGAAGGCACGTATGTTAATCCAATAGAAAGTTCAGTTTGGTATATATTACCAGACGGAACAAAAACGTTGGGTCCAAATCCAGATGCGGGCGAAATTGAGAATATGTTGCTTACTCCAACGTTAGCAACAGGCGCAAGTTTTACAGCGGATGCTCCAAACACATCACGGATGAGAAGAGACGGTTTAACGTCACCCGCTTTAGAGCGGCAGCCTTATGTGCAGTAAGTGCAAAAAAATAAGACAAATTATTAAGAAAATCATCGGAAGGAGAAAAAAACGATGAGAGTAACGGAAATGATACCAAATGCACCGATTACGGTGCAGAAAAGTATGCGAAAGGCGCGTGGACGTGTTTTAACGTCAGGCGATGCAGGTAAAATCCTGCCCTTGAAATACGAATGGTTACATCGCGAAGACGGTGTGCAAAGTGGTAAAATTCGTGTCAACGTTGAAATGATGGAAACATCAGAAATGTTGATGAACGGAGTAGGTGTAACTTGTTACGCACACTTTGTTCCAATGCTTGCGTTTGACCGTTTTAACGGGTCAATGAATGAATTGAACGCAAGCTATAAAAAAGAAAATGGTGTTGCGGGTAGTGTTGTTCCATTTTTTGAAAAATCAAAAGTTTATAATCAAGATACCGGTTTGGTTGAGTCTCATCCCGGAGGTTCTTGGTCTTGGGATCTTGTCGATAATCCAACTTTTAATCTTTCGACGTTTTATCAAACATTGGGTTTACATTTTCAAGCAGATGATTTGAATATGACAGTCGTTGAGGCTTATAACGCAATTGTCAATCATCGTCGTAAAGCTCGGTCTAAATCATTACCATTAAGAAACGTGTTTGATCATTCATTGGCTGAAGCGTTTTGGATTAATAACGGTATGCAAAATATTGTTCCAGATTTCGACCAAGCGTTGATTGATGGTGAAGTAAGTCTTCAAGGACTTACGTTTAAAGCGCCAGTGATTGCTAATGAAATTATGGATCAATATGGCGGTAATCCATCTTCAGGTGCAATTGATCCTGTTCAATCTTATGCACCTTCTCAAACGGGTACTGTTACACATAATGGTAGTGAATTTGTGTTTAATCAAGTTTGGGCGGAATTGACAGCGGGCGGTAATGCAACGATGTCATTAGCAGATATTGATCAGGCACGTAAAACAGCAAGTTTTGCAAAGTTGCGTCAAATGTACGATGGCATTGATGACGAGTATTTGATTGATTTGTTAATGAGCGGAATTCGGGTACCCGAGGAAGCCATGAAGCAACCAATTTTGTTAGGCAAAAGCCAACAAATGATTGGGTTTAATCAGCGTTACGCAACAGACGCAGCTAATTTGGACGAAAGTGCAACAAATGGTTACGCCACATTAGATATGAGTATTCGTACGCCTGCTATGAATACGGGTGGCGTAATTATGATTACTGCGGAAATTGTGCCGGAGCAGTTGTGGGAACGTAAGAAAGATTATTTCTTATATACAACAGATCCAGATACGCTGCCTTCGTATTTGCGAGATTTTTTAGATCCTGAAAAAGTGGCAGTGGTTAAAAACGATCATGCTGATGTAAATCACGCAACGCCAGACGGTACGTTTGGTTATGCTCCGCTTAACCATGAATGGCAGCGGGATTTAGTAAATGTAGGCGGGAAGTATTACCGGCCAGCAAATGATGCGTTTGATGAAGACCGAGCAAAAATTTGGTCGGCAGAAGCAACAAACCCAACTCTGAATGAAGATTTTTATCTTTGTACAGGGTTACACAAAAAAGTGTTTGCAGATCAAACGGCAGACAGTTTTGAAATTACAGCAATGACAGATATGAACATTGTTGGAAATACGGTGTTTGGTGCAGGTCTTCAAGAGTCAGACGCAACCTCAGATTACGACGCGATTACGGCGGATGTGGATAGCACCCGTATCGTTAAGTCGTAACAGGTAGGGGGGTGCCTCCCGCCCCCCTGCCCTTTTAACATGAAGGAAAAAACAGATGAAAACGTTCAAAAATGGTCCATTGGCCGATTGGAAACAGATAGAAGCGGGTCAAATGATCCCGTTTTTATCGAGCAAATCACGGCGCGTAAAATTTCAGATT